ATGTCCTCCGACCCCGTATCCGCCAAGGACACCGCCCGGCGGACCGCGACCAGTACTGCGGACACCCTTACCGCTGAAGACCTGACCGAGCTGCTGGATTCGTGGCTGCTGCACCTGCGCGCGGAGCGCAAGAGCAAACAGACGGTAAAAAACTACCGCGACGGGGTGCGCCGGTTCCTCGTCTGGAGCGCGGAGGCGAGGGTTGAGCCGACGCTGACCAAACCGGTGGTCAACCAGTTCGTCGCCGACCTGATCGAGGCCGGCGCCGAAGGCTCGACCGCGGTGTCACGGCAGCTCGCGGTGCGGCAGTTCTCGAAGTGGCTGGCCGACGAGGGCGAGATCGACCGGGACGAACTGCTCGGCCTGAAACGACCAAAGCTGGATGAAAAGGTCATCGAGCCGCTGACCGACGAGCAGCTGATCGCCTTCTTCGCGGCTTGCAAAGGCAAGGAGTTTCGGGACCGCCGGGACGAGGCGCTGGCACGGACGATGGCCGAGACCATGTGCCGAAGCGATGAAGCTCTCAACATGACGGTCTCCGACACGGACCTCAAGCGTGGCCTCGCGGTGATCCGCCGAGGCAAGGGCGGCAAGGGCCGACTGGTCCCGTTCGGCGCTAAGACCGGCGTCGCACTGGACCGCTACCTGCGGATGCGGCGCACGCACCGACTAGCCGGCACGAACGATCTCTGGCTCGGCGCCCGCGGCAAGGGGTTCGGCTACTACGGGCTGTACGTCGCGCTGACCCGGCGGGCCGAGATGGCCGGCATCCCCGACTTCCACCCGCACAGACTCAGAGCCACCGGGGCAACCAACTGGCTGGCCGCCGGCGGCAGCGAGGGTGGCCTGATGGCGGTCGCTGGCTGGGCCCGGCCGGACATGCTCCTCCGCTACACCAAATTCACCCGGAACGAGCGGGCGATTGATGAAGCGCGTGGACTCAATCTGGGTGACCTGTAGCCCAAACGCGTGAATGCCGGACCCGATGACCGGGGGATCGGGTCCGGCATTCTCGGCAATCAGTCCACTGGCCGCAGAGTGCGAACACATCCCGTGTCGGGTTCGATCCCGACAGCAATCAGCGCCGCCTGCGCCCGGCGTCTCTTTCTCTCGATCGCATCTCGCACTAGAAGGTCGCCCGCGACGACGCACGAGATGATCCACAGCGATCGAACGAGATCAGTCCACGCCAACATCGGCCGCGACGGATCCGCCATCAGGTCGTACGTGAATCCGTAGCCGTAGACGACCGTCAAAACAAGCGCGACCGACAGAACTCCACCCCTAAGAGCCACGCCGCTCCTCCTATCGACCCGAGCCACCCATGCGGGTCATCGTGTAATGGTTGAATCGTCACGAAGACAACGCAGTGTTAACGACTTAGGCCGTGAGTTGGAGGAATGGCGCATATATCGCTCGAATGGACTAGCTAACGGTGCGGTCCCTGCGCTGATTACCGGGCCCACCCGGGGGCGGCGGCTCCCGTAGCGCGAGCGCACGGCGTAGGAATTCGTCGGCGACCTCGCGCCCCATGACCTCCTCGACGTCCTGCCGCAGCGCCACCAGCTCCTCGGGCGTCGCACTGAGGATGCGGGTTCGCGTGCGTACGACCTCCGCTCGCGCGGGCGCCGGAAGATCGGGTGCAGTCGTGACGAGACCGGCGAGCACATCGGCGACGGTGCCGGCCGGCAGCTGAAGGGCTTGTTCAATGCCGGCGTAGTTGTACTCCTCCGGGCGAACGCGCCCCTTCTCCCAGGTGATCCAGGTCTGGCGATGGACGCCGGCCAGGTCGGCGGCGCGTGGCTGGCTCAGCCGTAGCGCCTTCCGTCGAGGTGCGATCAGCTCCGCAAGCGTCAGCGGCTTCTGACTGTTCACGTCCATGCCCCCGATGATTCCAGTCTGATCCCGTATGAACCAGTATGTCCTACCGTTACTGACGTGTCACGCAGTCTGAGGTTGTCTATTGCAGTATGAGGCTGTACGTTCCCCGCTATGATCACGACAACCGCCAACGTCGCCATCGCCCGCGACGTGCTCCGCCGGCGGCGTCAACTCTGCGGCGAGACACAGGAGTCCCTCGCCGAGAAGGCGAACGTCACCTCCGGCTACATCAGCCACATCGAGATCGGTCGTCGCACGTTGGTCAGTCCGCCTGTGTTCGTCCGGATCTGCGAAGCCCTCGGGCTCATGAGCGCCACGGAGCGCGAGCAGCTGATCCGTACGGACGACGACACGGACGGCGACGCATGACGCCGGAGCAGCGTCGGATGCGCGCCCAAGCCGGCGCCCACTCCATGTGGGCGAAAACCGGCGACCGGACCGAGCGCACCGCGATCGCGCGCAAGAAGTTCCTTGACCGGTTCGAGAAGCAGGTCGACCCCAACGGCGAGCTCACCCCCGCCGAGCGCGCCAAGCGCGCCGCCAGCGCCCGCCGGGCCTACTTCACGGGGTTGGCCCTCCGGTCGTCCGTCGCCCGCGCCGCCCGCAAGAAGCCCGCCTAGCGCAAACAAGAGCGGGCCGCCCGGCAGCCACCGGACGACCCGCGTGACCACAGGAGTGCTGACCTCCGTGACCGATTCCCAGCCTACCGGCCGTCACCGGCGGCCCGAGAGCGACGAGACCGATGCCGAACGCACCCAGCGCCATCCGGCGCTGCAGCAGGTCGTCGACGACTGGCTCACCGAGTGGCCGTCGACCGACCCCGACAGGTCGTAACCCCTTCTCCCCCAACACAAAGCTGGACCGCCCGGCTCTCACCCGGGCGGTCCACGTGACCAACGAATTCGAGGCTCCGATGACCACTGCCCACCAGAGTACGAGATCGGCCCGTCCGCCACAGCCCCCGTCGATCACGGGCGTCGCGCGGGCCCGCCGGCCCGCACGCCGGCTGTGCACCCGCTCGCGGCGGCCGCTGACGCCGGCAGGCGCGGCCGCGGTGCTGGCGCGCGCCCAGTTCGAGATCCACGACATCGCCGGCGAGGTGCTGCTGGCCCACCGCGAGCTCGCCGGCGGCGAGCACGTGACGGTGATCCTCACCCCGCGCCGCGCGCACCAGTACGTGATCCTGAACCTCCGCGACGGCGGCGTGCCGTTGCCGGCGATCGTCGAGACCGGACAGATGGTGGCCGGACAGTGGCGCTGGCACGACCAGGCCGCCGCGGTCCGTCGCGCGCTGACTGAGGTGCACCTGCGCCGGGTCGGCGGTGTGCGGTGACCGGGCCGAACGGAGTGGTGCCGGCCGAGTTGCGCCACCGCCACCTTGAGTTGCTGGCCCGGCGCGCGTCGGCGGCCAGTGACACGGCGGTCGCGGAGATCGAGGACGAGATCGCCGTCGTGTGTGACCAGCTGGCCGATGCCCTGTACCCGCACGACGAGTTGCTGGGCGGATTGGCGTTGCACGCCGCCGAGTACTGGCGCGACCGGGCCGCCGAGACCCGCGGTCGCTTCGAGGCCGGTGGTGCGCAGTGAACGCGGTGCTGTTGGAGAACCTGCTGTCGGTCATGGCGGCCCTGGAGGGACGCCGGACCGTGGGCCGCTTCGTGAGTCTGTCCGGAGCGGACGACGCGGTCAGCGCCCACCTGGTCCACGGTGAGGACTCCGCCGAACAGTTGCTGGCCTGGTTCTACCTGCTCGACGAGCCCCGGATCGCCCATCGCCCTTACGACGACTACGTGTCCGTGGATGTGTGGGGTCGGTATCACGGTGTGCCCGTGCGGGCCTGGACGGCCTTCTACACGCCGGCCGAGCGGGAGTTGCTGACCGAGACCCCGGGCAACGTCGAGGCGCGGTTGTCGGTGCACCGGCTGCGGCGGCTGCAGATCTTGCAGCGGACGGGGGTGGCCGCGTGAAGCACCCGAATCGCGTGTTCGTGGGCCTGTACGCGGCGATGGTCGCGGTCGGCCTGCTGGTCGGGGCGGTGATCGGCTGATGGCCCTCATCGAGGAGAACGCGGAGCCGCCGGCCGTGTCGGTTCCGTTCGGGGTGGGCATGGCGGAGATCGCGCGGGCCGCCGCACGGTGCGGCCTGACGGTCGCGGCCGCCTGGCAGATGGTGACGGTGATCGGCGCGGCGAAGGCCGAATCGTTGGCGATCGTGCGCGGCGAGCAACCGCTGACCGAGGGCGCGGTGAGCCGCGCGGCCGCCGCGCTGGCGGCCGAGGATCGGCTGATCGGGGGCGGTCGTGGCTGACCGGGCATCCACTGTGGACGGCGTGCTGCACGCGGTGTTGAGCCTGGTCGCGTTCGCGGCGTGGCTGATCATCGCGTGCTGCGCGGTGGCCGCGCCGGCGTTCGCAATCCATGACCGGTTCGGGCCGATCGCCGGCGTGGTCACCGCGCAGGTGTGCGCGGCGTTGGTGGTCGCCGCGGCGATCACCTGGTGCGCGCGGCATCTGCGCACCGTGGCCGCGGCCACGCCGGCGTGCACGTGTCTGGACTCGCCGCGCCCGTGCCGCCTGCATCGCGCGCCCGAACTGGTCGGCCGGCACCGGCGGGAGGACGCGCCATGAGCTGGCTGTACCTGTGGCTCGTGCGGCGCCTCAGCCACCGCCAGCCCGCGCCGCCGCCGGCGGTTCCCGCGCCGAGCCCGAGCCCCATCGCCACCGTCACCGAGTTGCACGGCCGCTGTTGCGTGTGCGGCCAGTCCCGATCCTCTTGCCCGCACTGGAGATCAGCATGTTGACCGACCCGACCGTCCACACCGGACACGTGACCGCGGCGCCGCACCCGGAGGGCGAGGCCCTGCGCGTCGAACTGGAGCTGGCCGCCGAGCGGCTGCAGGCCGCGACGCGCGGCCTGATCGACGGCGGCCTGCTGCCCGCGCCGGCAGCGACCGCTAGCGACGTGTGGCACCGCGTCGCGCGCCGTGTGCACCAGGAGATGCACCACGACCCGGGCGAGCCGTGCCAGCGGTGCGTGGATTGGACGCGCGCGGCGATGGCCGAGGTGCAGCCCGAGCTGGCGCAGCTGGCCGGCGACGTGCGGTGGTTGCGCAAGACCAAGCTGCAACTGACCCAGGCCATCGACCGGCTGGTGGCCGACCTGGCGGCCGCGCGCGCCCGGATCGCGGCGGTCCGCACCGCCATGGCCGGCTTGGACAGCATGGCCGCGGTGCTGCGCGACGAGCGGATCGCCGATGCGACGCCGGACCAGCTCGGCGAGCTGGCCGAGCGTTTCATGCGGGAGCACGAGGCGATGCAGGCCGCGCTGGCCGACGACGCTGCGCCGGCGGAGATGGACGTGCCCGGCGAGGCGGCGGCGCTGCTGGACGTGCGGGTCATGCGCGCGGTGACCTCGCAGCGGGACCAGGCCGTCAACGACCTTGACCGGGTGACCGGCGAGCGGGACCGGCTGGTCAACGAGATGGAGCTGATGGCCGTCGAGGTGCGCCAGCTGCGCAACGTGAATGGGCTGTTGGAGCAGGCCCTCGACCACGTCGGCGAGGTGTTTCAGGCCAAGGACACCGGCAAGCACGGCTGGCGGTGTGTGATGTGCGACTGGCTCGGTAGCGGTTTGGACAGCGAGATGGCCGCCTATCAGGAGCTGACCCGGCACTGGTCCACCGTGGACCATGACGGCAGCTCCGCACGCGAGGAACTGGCAGCGCTGCAGGCCCGGGTGCAGGAGCTGCTGGGCCCGATCCGGCCCGAGCTCGCCGAAACGCCGGAGCAGCCGTCGGCCGAGGTGGTGGGGCTGTGAACGAGCCGACGATGGACGCTCTTCAGCAGCGGGCCTCCCAGCTCGCCTCGCACGCCGGGAACCTGATCAGCCAGTGGCAGGCGCTGGCCACAGCGCTGGCCGAGCTGCACGAGCAGGTACCCACGCTCACGCTGATCGGGTTGCGCTACCTCGACGACACCGGCGAGACGTCCTATCTGGACCCGGTCGTCGGCGGCGCGTCGCCAAGCCGGATCACGCAGTGGCTCGGTCTCGCGCAGGCCGACGTCGACGCCATCGTCGCCGGCTACCAGCGAACACACGTGTCGGCCATGCGCCGCACCGCGGCCGCGCTGCGCGAGTGGCATACGACGGCGGCCGCCGTCGCCGACGAGCCGCTGTCCTGACCTGGTGGTCGGTGCCGACCTCTCCCGGCGGCACCGGCCACCACCCCCGATCCGGAGGTGACCACGATGACCAGGCCCAAGCGCAAGGCCACGCCGCTGCCGGACGTGCATGGCCGCGGCTGTCCGCCGTGCGACGCCGCCCGCGAGGTCGTCGAGGCGTTGGCGGCGACGTGGGACCCGCTCGACAACTGGGCCGAGGTCGAGATCGAGGGCATCCCGGTCGAGCGGCACGCGGTGGCCACCGTCGCCGGCGTGCTGCACACCCACCTGCCCGTCACCTGAAGCCGTAGCCGCAACCCAAGCCGGGCGGCCGGCGCCGCTGACCCCTGTCGCGGCACCGGCCGCCCATCCACATACCGGAGGTGATCATGAGCCGTCCACTCGGGCCGGTCGCGCTCATCTCCTTAAGCGACAACCACGGCAGCACGCATCCCGTGCTGCTGCACCACCTGGGGGTGTGACTTGCCATGGGGCAAGATCGACGACAAGGCCCGCGGCAACGCCAAGCTGCGCGCGATCGGCAAGAGTGCCCGCGGCGGCCTGTGGATGGTGTGGGCCTACTGCGCTGAGCAGCCCACCAACGGCTGGGTGCCCGACTGGGTCGTGCAGCAGGAGCTGACCGCCGCCGAGCTCAAGCTGGTCACCACCGTCAAGGCCAACGGCCGCGCGCCGCTGGTGCACGTCTACGGCGACGGCTCGGACTGCGACTGCCTGATCGGCCACGAGTGGACCGAGGAGATGGGCGGCTACTGGGTCCACGACTGGCTGGTCCACAACCCGTCCAAGGGCGAGAACACCGTGCACCGCGCCAAGCGGCGCGAGCTGGGCGACCTCGACCTGCGCCACGCGGTCCGCCAGCGCGACGGCAACGCGTGCCGCTACTGCGGCATCGTCGTGCCCTGGCAGGACAAGAAGGGCCCGAGCCGGCTGTCCATCGACCACGTCGACCCGACGATCGCCGGCGGCGCGGCCAACCTCGTCGTCGCCTGCACCCCCTGCAACAGCGCCAAGAAGGACGCTCGCACGCCGGAGGCGGCTGGCCTGGCGCTGCTGCCCCCGCCGGTGCCCGGCAGCGTCCCGGAGAACGGGTGGGCCAAGGGCACCGACCCCGCCACGATCGCCCGCGAGTGGCCGCCGGATCACCCCGCGATCGCCGATCCGATCACGCCGATATCGCGCGATCCGATCGGCGATCCGATCTCCGATCCGACCGGTGATCCGAACGCGATCACCGACCGATCCGATCATGACCCCGCACCGGGGCGCAGCCATGCCGAAAACCGGCCCGACCAGCCAGATGCCACCAGCACGGCATCGGCCGATGCGACCGGAGCTGCCCTGCCTCCTGGGAGGGGAAGGGATGGGTCGGGGGGCCGCACATCACCTGATCTACGGGCAGGAGACGCCGGCCCAGCAGGACGACGCCAGGTCATCGGACCAGCCACCACCCCCCGCACCGCGGCCAACCCGCCCACCTACCGCAAGTCCGCCACCAGCAACCCCCCGCCACCTGACCAGCCCCCGGAGGTGCCGCCGTGACCCGCACCCAGCGCACCGAGCCCTCGCTGCAGTGGTGGATGGACCAGCAGCACGCCCTGACCGTGCCCTGCCCCGACCCCACCTGCCGGCAGCCCGTCGGCGAGCCGTGCGTGCGGGCCGACGGCCAGCTGCTGACCGGCCCACCCGCCCACGGCAACCGCCTACGTGACGCCGACCGCGCGGCCGGCGTCCCCCACCCCGCACCGCCAGCACCAGCCCGGAAGGTCGTCGACGCGATGGAGCCCGAGCGGCTCGACCACCACCAGCGGCCGTGCAGCCACTGCCGCGCGCCGATCCTGTGGGCCCGCACCGACGGCGACCGGCTCATGCCCGTCGACGCCGACCCGGTCGCCGACGGCAACGTGCTGCTGACCGTCGAGCGCGACCACCTGCGCGCCGGCGTGCTCGGCGTCAACCAGGCCGCCGGCGCCCGCGACCGCGGCCTGTCGCTGTACCGGCACCACAAGGTCTCGTGTCCGCACGCGGACCGCTGGTGCCGTTCCCCGCGCACTACCCGAAGGAGCACACGGCGATGACCCGACACCCCGCACCCCGGACCTTCCTCGACTGGGCCATGGACCAGGCGGCCGTTCGCTACGGCGACGCCGGCGTCTCGCGGTTCATCCCGCTGGTGCCGGCGCCCGGCGGCACGGTCATGCCGTGGCTGTCGGCGCCGCGGCAGATGGTCCGGACGCTGCCCGCCCGGCTCGACGTGGCCGTGGACGCGTTCGGCTACGACCACGCCGGCCAGCCGGCCGTGCTGGCGCCGGCGCGGCCGCTGGTGCGCATCACCGAGGCCCGTAAGGCCGATTTTCGGTCGTACCGCATGTTCTTCGGCCGGCGCTACGAATTCGCGTTGCATACCGCGGCCGCCGGCGCGCGCTGGACTCCGGCGAGGTGCCGATGAGCTGGTACGGGCGCACGTGCTCCGGCTGTGGCCGCAACGTGGCCGCACGCGAGCCGGAAGGCGTCGGCACAGTGCTGTGCACCACCTGCCACAAGGGGGATTTGCCGTTCACGGTCGTGCGGGCCGATCCCGAACCGCTGCTGCCCACGCCGGCCGCCGCCGGCGACCTGTACGAGCAGCTGGTGCACCTGGCCGAGATCCTGCACGTGTTCGACGCGCCGTACTTCGACCAGATCAAGCTGACCCAGCAGCAACTCGACGCCGTTCGTGCCCGCTTCCCACCCGAGTCGCCCAATCCGGAGCTCAACCCGGCGGCGTGGCTGACGGGCATCCCGATCGTGCTCGTCGACACCGTCGAGGAGTCCACACCATACGAGCGCGGCTGGCTGCCATGAGCCCGCTGTGCCTGATCTGCTCCACACCGGACCGGCAGCGCGCGGCCGAGCCCGAGATGAACATCTGCTTCCGCTGCCACGGACGCATCCTCGGCCGGCTGTCCGATCTGGAGATCTGGCTGCCCACCCTGGACCCCACGCCGCAGGTGCGCGGGGATCACGTGCACTCGCCGGGCTACACCTCGCGGCCGCCGATCAACCTCGACGTGATCGCGGCGCTGGACTGGCGCACGGTTCCCACCGAGGAGGATCCGAACCGGTCGATCGCGGCCAGCGTGCACGGCATCGCGCAGGCGGCCTGGGAGCAGCTTCGCTGGCCCAGCCAGCCGCCGGGCTGGTTTCACGGAGACGTCGCGTGGCTGCGCGAGTACCTGGTCGAGATCGCCGGCCTGGACGACATCGCCGAGATCGACGACGACCTGCGCGAGCTGCACGACCAGTTGCGCCGGCTCGTCGACGAGCAGCGCGAGCAGGTCGCCACCTGCATCAACACCATCGACCTCGGCCGCACCACCCGCGGCTGCCGCGGCCGCGTCTACGAGTACCAGTGGATCGACCAGACGAACGGCGACTCGCACACCGCGGCGCAGTGCAACGACTGCCGCCGGATCTACGTCGGGCTGGACCTGGTCCGGCTCTGGCGCTCCCAAACCCGACGCACAGAACGGAAATCCTCGTGATCGTCACGACCGAAACCACCATCACCATCACCCCGCCGCACGGCTTGTTCCTGCCCACCTCGTTCAGCGAGCACATCGGCCGTCAGGTCCGGGTCCAGGGCCTCGACCACCGCTACGAGCACACGCTGACCGGCGTGCAGGTCGCCGACGACGGCGCGAGGGCCACGCTGACCATCCAGACCCGGCCACCGCACCGGATCGAGGTGCAGCACTACCTGGCGGTGCTCAACGACGCCCCGCACGCCAACATCCGGGTCGTGCACGCCGACACCGGCGAGCAGTTGGCCGAGGCGCGGCTGCACGCGCCGCTGGCGGTCGGCGCAGAGGTGCTCGTCGCCGGCGACCCGCACACCGTCGTCGAGGCCGGCTGGCCCAGCCGCGACCCGGACACCGGCGCGTCCACCGCGGACGTCGACCAGCAGCTCGTGCTGGTGCGGCCTGTGCTGGAACTGCCCGATGTCCAGTTCGACCTGCCGGCGGGATCGTGACGCGCGCGGTGGTGAACGGCACCGCGCGAGTGCAGGATCAGGCCATGCCCAAGCCGACACGCCTCGGTCGAGCCGATGCTCAGAAACGCATCGCCGCCGGATCGGAAGTCCTGCGCACCGCCGGCCGCGCCGCGCCGAGCTGGCGGCGTACCGACAATCCTGACGGCACGATCAGCTACCACGCCGCCGATGGTGAGCACTTGTTCGACCTCGCCGGCATGTGGGCGCTGCCGGTCGCGGTCTACCTCGACGCCGTGCACCCCATCCACGGCGTGGGATTCGCCGAGCTCCTCTGGCAGCTCGGCGGCGGTGGCGGCGACGCGCTCAGCACGGCGGCCGGCGTCGCCGACCAGATAGCGCGGAGTTCGCGAAAGTGATCAAGAACCGGATCGACCGGCACGCGGAGGGCCAGTGGACGAGCTGATCGAGTTCCTTAACCTCCGATACAAGGAAGATGCCGACATCGCCCTGGACGTGCCGAATCAGCGCTGGGAAGCCACACCCAGCTGGGGTGTCCAGACCTTCTCCGGCAAGGTGGGCCCGTTCAAGATCACGCCCGAGCCGGTCGCCGACAGCTGCCGAATGCCCGGTGCGGCGGCGCATATGGCACGCCATGATCCTGATCGCGAGTTGCGCGAGGTCATGGCGAAGCGGCGCGTCGTCGAGCACTACGTCGCGACGCGGAGGGCCCTGGCCGCCGCCGAGGGAACACCCCTTGAGGCCGCGCTGAAGATCAGGCTCGGGGCGTACGAGAACGCGGTGCGGATCCTTGGTGCGGTCTACGCCGACCACGCCGACTACCGGATGGAGTGGGCGGCGTGAGCGCCGCAGAGCCCGCGGCGCGGCGCGTCCCGGCCGCGTTGGCGTTGCTGGCCCTGCGCCAGTCCGGCTACGCCATCGCGGCGGCGACGTTGCGCTCGTGGGTGTTCCGCGGGCACATCACCCGCACCGACGACGGATACGACCTGGACGAGATCACGTCCTACCTGGACCGACGCGCCGAGGATGATCACCGTGCTTGACGTGCAGGTCAGTGGGGTGCAACGCTTTCGGTGGGCGTGAGCTCTGCCCATCGAGCGGCCGGCGGAAGTGCCGATGCAGTGTCCGGACGGCCCAGGCGTACACGCCCTGGCCGCCGGCCGTCCCCCTCGATCTCCCCAAGGAAGGGCCCGGCCGCTTACCCCTATCCGGGATCGCTCGACCAGGCCGAGGCTCGATCACCCTCGGCCTGGTCGATGTCGAATGCCAGGGCTAGGAGGTGCGGTCCGTGCCCCTCCGGCCATGTTTGGACTGCTCGGCGTTGCACCGCAATAGATCCCGGTGCGATTCCTGCCAGGCTCGATGGGACCGTGCGCACGACGCCGGTCGAGGCTCGGCCACCGAGCGGGGCTACGACGCGGCCTACCAACGTCTGGCCGGCCAGATTGTGGCCGAGCACCGCGGCCGCTCCGGCGATTGGTGCCCCGGCTGGCAGCGGCCGGCCCACCAGGCCACCGACCTCACGGCCGACCACATCGTGCCGCTGGCCGCCGGCGGCAGCAACGAGCAGCACAACCTCGCCGTGCTGTGCCGGTCCTGCAACTCGGCCAAGCGTGAGCGCCAGGCCGACGGCCAGGCCGAGCCGGCCGGCCAGCCAGCCCGCGCCGGCGGCCAGCGAGCCGGCCCCCGGCGGGCCGACAGCCCGCGACACGCCGGCTACGGCGCCCCTCGACGGCACCGGTGACGCGGTGTGACACACTGCGGGTGGGCACCCCCCGTGCCGCATACCGGGGGTGGGTATATCTCGCGATGATCCACTAGCCCGGACCCGGCCGCCCGCCTCGCGCGTGCACGCTCAAAACTCCCGCTAGATCACCAATTTTTGATCACAGCGGAGCTGATCACCGACCGCAATCGTCCACAATGGACCCTCGGTCAAGCGTGGCCGAACCGGTGGCCCAAGAGATCCGGGGGGTGGCCATGCCAGGCGGACGCCCACCCAAGCCGGTCGAGCAGAAGGCGGCCGTCGGCCGCTCGGCTGGCCGCGACTCCGGCGGCCGCAAGCTGCCCGAGACGGTCGTCGAGCTGCCCACCGCCGAGGGTGTGCCGGATCCGCCGGCCGACCTGGTCACCTCGGACAAGGCGACGCTGTGCTCGTTCGCCCGGACCAGTCCGCTCGACGAGGACGAGTCCGGCCTGGATTCCCCGGACGCCGCGCGGTGGCGGCCGCCGCCCGGCGAGGCACCGCTGCCGCGCTGCGAGATCTGCGAGGCCGACATCGGCGCCACCGCGTGGCGCGAGCTGTGGACGCAGGGCAAGACCTGGCTGTCGATGCAGCGCGACCGGCACATCATCGTCCGGCTGTGCCGCGCCTACGTCGAAGAGGCCCACCTGCGGTCGGCGCTGGACGAGGACGGCCCGTTCGTGAAGGGCCAGCGCGGCGGCCTGGTCGCGCACCCGGCCGTGTCGATGCTGCGCACGCTGGAAGTGCAGATCACGAAGTGGGAGGGGCTCTGTGGGTTCAACCCCTCCGACGGCGGCCGGCTCGGCATCAAGGTCGGCAAGCGCGGCGCGACGCCGCTCGAAGAGCTCCTCGCCCGGCGCGCGGAGGCCCGCGGTCAACGCGGTGGCACTGCCCAGCGTGCTGCCCGCCCGAAGCGGCCTGCGAGCGGCAACTGACATCGGTGACGGGGTCCGGCTGCCGCGCGGTTCGCCGCCGCGGTGGCCGGCCCGGCTCCCACGCGGGCCGGAACTGTGGGAGCCGGCACAGACCCGGTGGAACGAGACCACCACCGATGGCCTGTTCACCTGCGACCTGATCCAGACCTACATCCGGCTGACCAAGGGCCCGCTGGCGGGCCAGCCGATGCGGTTGCGGATGTGGCAGGGCGACCTGGTCTGCGACATGCTGCGCCTGGACGAGCACGGCCGGCGCGTCTACTGGACGTACCTGGTCCTGTTGCCCAGAAAGAACAGCAAGTCGTTGCTCGGGTCCGGCCTGGCCATCGACGGGCTGCTGGACGAGCCCGGCGCCGAGGTCTACTCGTGCGCCGCGGACAAGGACCAGGCCAAGATCGTGTTCGGCGAGGTCCGCAAGGCCGTCGAGGCCAGCGCGGACCTGGACGCCAAGCAGGGCGGCCTGTTCAAGTGCTACAAGGACGCCATCGAGTACCCCGCCGGCGGGAGCGTCTACAAGGCACTGTCATCTGAGGCGTTCACCAAGGAGGGTCTCAACCCGTCACGGGTGCTGTTCGACGAGCTGCACGCACAGCCCAACTGGGAACTGTGGAACGTGATGAACCAGGGCTCCGACACCCGCGAGCAGCCCCTGATCGTCGCGATCTCCACGTTCGGCGTGATGACCGACACGACCGGCAAGACCTCGGTGTGCAAGGCCCAGCACGACTACGCCGAGCAGATCCGCACCGGCGAGGTCTCTGACGCCCGCTACGGCGCCCGGATCTACGCCACCAACCAGCACCAGCGCGGATTCAACCACCGCGACCCGCGGTTCTGGGCGGCGGCCAACCCCGCGCTGGGTGACTTCCTGCACGCGGACAAGATGGACGCGGCCTGCAAGAAGATGCCGCAGGCCGATTTCCAGACCAAGAGATTGAACATCTGGGTCAACAGCATGTTGCCCTGGCTGCCGGATGGCGCCTGGGACCGGCTGATCGACACCGAGCGGGTGATCGCCGACGGCGACGAGGTCGTGCTGGCTTTCGACGGCTCGTACAACAACGACTCCACCGGCCTGACCGTGGTCGGCTGCCCGAGGACCGTCGACCGCGCCGGCGCGCTGCTGGAAGTCCCGACCAAGCCGCACATCGACGTTGTGGCGTTGTGGGAGAAGCCGGCCGAGGGAACCCCGGACTTCGATCCGGACTGGACGGTGCCGATCCTGGAAGTCGAGGACACGATCCGGGCGGCGTGCAAGCGATGGCAGGTCCGCGAGATCGTCGTCGACCCGGCACGGTTCGCTCGCTCCTACCAGATCCTCGAAGGCGAGGGCCTGCCCGTCGTGGAGTACCCGCAGTCGCCGGCGCGGATGATCCCGGCCACGCAACGGTTCTACGAAGGTGTCACGAACCGGTCGTTCACGCAGTCCGGTGACGCCCGGCTCAAGCGGCACATCGGCAACGCCGTGCTGAAGATGTCCAGCCGCGGCGGCCAAGTCGCCAAGGCAACCAAGAACAGTCCCAACAAGATCGACCTCGGGGTGTGCGCGATCATGGGCCTGGACCGTGCGTGCCAGGTTCCCGAACGCAAGCCCGAGGTGAACTTCATTGCCTGGGACGAGCTGTAGAAGGGAATCCCCGATGACCCCCAACCCCGCAACCCCGCCGCCGAGCATCGTGAACTACAAGCTCAGTGACGGCGACGTCTCCGCGATCGCCGCCCAGCTGCCGCGCGACACCGGCGGCGTGCTCCGCAACCAGGTGCTCGCCGGCGACGTCTACCCGGCGATGGTGGTGCGCACGTTCGACCCGAGCGTGACGACGTCGAATCTGCAGGTGTTCCTCGACGGGAACTGCACTTTCTGGGCGACCTCGCGTGTCGAGGGAACCGTGCCGGGCACCTGGTCCCGGCCGGCGGCCGGCCCGACCGCGCCGGCGCCGGACAACAGCCCCGACGCCGTGCTCGCGCGCTACCGCGAAGGCCAGTAGCCGTGAGCAGCACACCGAGCGGCGCTGGCCCTCGAGTTCGGATCGTCAGCGAGGGCCTGGCCGCCGATCAGGTCCAGGTCCTCGTCGACGACGTGCCGCTGACCAACGTCACCCGGGTGACCTGGACGGCGGCCGCCGGCGACTACACGCGGGCGACGCTGGAGCTCGTCGACGTTGACCTGGACGCGCAGCAGGCCGACGTGATCGCGCTGCTGCGGCCGGTCGGGGCCGAGCCGGCGCCGGCGGTCGTCGAGCTCGCCGAGCTCGCGCGGGTGCAGGCCCGTCCGGGGGACGTGTTCATCGTGACCGTCCCGGCTGAGATCGACATGGAGCAGGCGGCGCGGCTGCGGGAGTGGTTCAGCGCCTGGGTCCCCGGTCACGAGGTCGGGGTGCTCTTCGGCGGCATCAAGGCCTCGCTCATCCGCCGCGAGCACGTCGCCGACCTCGACGAACACACCGCCGCCGCGCTCGACGCCGGCGCATAAGGGAAGCGGAAAGGGGTGGCCATGGACGAGGACCCGACGACCGCGGCCGGCCGCCGGCGCGGCACCGTGCTGTCGACCGTCGTCGAGCTCGCCGGTCTGGCCGCGTTCGTCGCGGCCGGCTGGCTGATCGCGCCATGGCTCGGGCTGGTCGTGGCCGGCTGTGCGCTGCTGCTGATCGGGCAGGCCCTCGACGGCGCGATCGTGCCGTCGCCGGCGGCCGTCTGGGCCCGGATCCCCTGGGCGACGCTGGGCGGCTGGCTGCGGCGTAAGCCGGCCGCGCCGGCAGCCGAGCCGGCTGGGGTGGCCACGTCGTGACGATCGTCCGCCGCGCGTTCTCCCGGCCGGCCGGCGAGCAGCGCGTCTACCTGCCCTCGGGCGCCGGCGACCCGTGGGCGATCCCGTCCAACGGCTCGCTGGCGGCCTACACCTCATCCGGGGTGCCGGTCACCGAGGACACCGCGATGCAGCTCGGCGCGGTGTGGGCGTGCGTCCGGATCCTGTCCACCGCGCTGGCCGGGCTGCCGCTGGACGCGGTACGGATGATGGACGTCGACGGCTACCAGATCCGCAAGACCATCGAGCCGCCCCCGATCATCGTTTCCGATCCGTTCGGCGGCGCGAACAACGTGCGATTCCCGAGTCGTCGCAAGGGGTTCGCGCAGATGATGGTCAGCCTGTTGTTGCGTGGCAACGCCTACGCGCTGATCACCGCACGGGACTACCTGCTGCGGCCGGTCCGGATGCAGGTGCTGCACCCCGACCGGGTCGGTGTCGGCCTGGACGACGACGGCGGCAAGACCTTCAAGATCAACCGCCAGGATGTGCCGGCGGAGAACATGGTCCACCTGGTTGGCATGTGTATGCCCGAGTCGCCGGTGGGCATGTCGGTGATCACCGCGCTACGCGAGGCGATCGGGCTCGGCCTGGCCGCACAGGAGTTCGGCGCCAGGTTCTTCGGGCGCGGCAGCCACATGTCCGGCATCGTCGAGGTGCCCGGCGACCTGGACAACGACCGCGCGCGGCAGCTCAAGGAGCGCATGGAGAGCCGGCACGCCGGCCTGTCCAACTCGCACACCCTGGGAATCCTCACCGGTGGCGCGACGTTCAAGCCAATCTCGATCAGCCCCGAGGACGCCCAGTTCCTCGGCACGCGGGCCGCGCAAAACCTCGACATGGCCATGGTGTTCGGGGTGCCCCCGCACATGCTCGGCCAGGTCGACCGCACCACCAGCTGGGGCACCGGCATCGAGCAGCAGAGCCTGGGGTTCCTCAAGTACACGTTGTCCGACTGGGTGGGCGGGTTCGAGGACGCGTGGAGCGCGATGTTGCCGCGGCCGCAGGTGTCCAAGTTCAACCTGGACGCTCTACTTCGGACGGACACTGCGGGCCGGTTCGCGGTGTACACGCAGGCCCGCAACATCGCCGCGCTGACCATCGACGAGATCCGCGCGAAGGAAGACATGCCGCCGTTGCCGGGTGGCAAGGGCGCCGACCCGTTCGCGCCGCTCAACTCGGCGCACACCGACACCCCCGCGGTCGACCCTGGGTCTGCGACCCCGAAGTCGGCGGCAGAGTCCGGAATGGAGCCGTGATGACCACCGATCTGAGCCAGCGCGCGGAGACGCCGCGCGTCGTCGAGCGGCGGTCGATGCCGTTCCGGGGTGTCGAGCTCCGCGCCAAGCCCGACGGCACTGGCGGAGAGACGCTCGCGTTCACCGGCTACGCCTCGGTGACCGAGACCCCCTACGAGATGTACGACTGGCTGGGCCCGTTCACCGAGGTCATGCGCGCCGGCGCGTTCAAGAAGACGCTCAACGACGGCGCGGACGTCCCGTTCCTGATCAACCACGGCGGCACCACGCTGGCCCGCACCAAGTCCGGCACGCTGCGGCTGTCCGAGGACGACACCGGCCTGTACACCGAGGCCGACCTGGACCCGGCGTCGCCGCCGGTGCAGACGCTGCGCTCGGCGATGCAGCGCGGCGACATGGACGAGATGTCGTTCGCGTTCTGGATCGTCCGGTCGCAGTGGAGCCCGGACTTCGAGCAGCGTGACGTGCTGGAAGTGAACCTGAACAAGGGCGACGTCAGCGTCGTGAACTACGGCGCGAACCCGGCCACCGCCGGCGCCCATCTCAACGCCCGCGAGCTCGGCGCCCGCCTGGCCCAGCTCGACGAGCGCGACCGGCGCGAGGTCTACGAGCGCCTGGCCGCCGAGTTCGCGCCGGCGGCGGCCGCCGCCGAGGCCGAGGCCGCGCCGGCCGGCCGCGGGAACCTTGGCCTGTACCTCGCCCGCGCCCAGGCCATCGGTCTGGGCGCCTAGCACACACCCCTGACAACTTCCCCGGCCGCCGATAGCGGCGCGGGGTATTTGGCCTGCCCGGCGGCCGCGCCGGAGCCGACGCCGGACCCCACGCCGGACCCGCTCCCTCGAGTTCATGGGGCGGGCACCACCTGGGGCACCACCTCGGCCACCACCCGAACCCGCGTGCAGGCACACCGCGAGCAACCAATCCCAGAGAGGGGAGCCTGGAATGTCCAGGACACTGGTCCAGACCCTCGTCGAGCGGCGTGCCGAGAAGCGAGGCAAGCTCGACGAACTACTGCGCACGCCGGTCGCCGAAGAGCGCGACCTCACCCAGCAGGAGCGCGAGACGTTCGACGCGATCGCCGCGGAGATCGGCGAGATCGACGAGCGAGTCGCCGAGCTGTCCGACCTGGTCGTGCGCGACGAGCAGGCCGCCGAGGTGTCCCGCCGCGTGGTCGGCGGCACCCAGGTCATCCGCGAGCCCGAGGTCTACCGCAAGGGCCCGCACGGCCGCTCGTTCATCCGCGACATGTGGAACGCCCGCCAGAAGGGCGACCGTGACGCGCACGAGCGGTTGCAGCGCAACAACAAGATGCGCGCCGACGCGCTGGAGCGGCTGGCAGTCCAGGACGGGCAGCTGCCCGAGCAGCGCGCGATCTCCACCACCGGCGGCGCCGGCGGCGAGCTCGTTCCGCCGCTGTGGCTGGAGCAGGAGTTCATCAAGTTCGTCCGCCCGGGACGGATCACGGCGAACCTGTGCCACGCCTCCGAGCTGCCGATGGGCACCGACCAGATCAACATCCCGAAGATCCTGACCGGTACCGCGACCGCGCCGCAGGCCTCCCAGAACACCGGCGTGCAGCAGACCGACCTGACCACCGGTTCGGTGTCCAGCCCGGTCGTCACGATCGCCGGCGGCCAGGTGGTGGCGCTTCAGCTGATCGAGCAGTCACCGCTGAACATCGACGAGATCGTTCTGAGTGATCTCGCCGCGGATTACGCGAAGCAGTTGAACACGCAGGTGATCTCCGGTTCGGGCACCGGCGGCACCATGACCGGGATCCTGACCCTGTCGGGCACCCAGTCGGTGGCCTGGACGCAGGCCACGCCGGCGCTGGGCGGCGCCGGCGGCCTGTACTCGAAGCTGGGCAACGGGATCCAGCTCATTCACACCTCGCGGTTCCTGCCGCCGACGGCGATCCTGATGCACCCGCGCCGGTGGGCCTGGGCCGAGACGCAGTCCGACAGCCAGGGCCGGCCGCTGGTCGTGCCGCTCGCCGGCGGACCGCTCAATGTGCTGGCCAACCTCGACGAGCAGGTCTCCCAGGGCCTGGTCGGGTCGATGCTGGGTCTGCCGGTCTACGTCGACCCGCTGCTGCCGGTCAACCTGGGCGCGGGCACCAACCAGGACGAGATCGTGGCCGCCAAGATGGACGACCTGTGGCTGTGGGAGGGCCAAATCAAGGCCGAGGCGTTCGCCCAGACCTACGCGCAGAACATGAGCGTGTTCGTGCGGCTGTACAACTACGCGTCGTTCCAGCCGGGCCGCTACCCGCAGAGCATCGCCAGCATCACCGGCACCGGCGCGGTCACCCCCGTGTTCTGACCACCCCCCACCGTCCGGCGGCCCGTCTGCGGGGTCGGGCCGCCGGACCCCCTTACCTGGCAAGGAGAGTCAGCACATGGCCGCAACCATCGTCGCCTCGGCGGCACGCACCGTCACCGGCGCCTCGGGCGCGATCCCGATCGGATCCGGCCCGTCGACCGTCGAGCTGGAGCTGGAAGTCACCGCGGCGTCGGGCACCTCCCCGACGCTGGTACTGGGCGTCCAGTGGTCCGACGACGGCGTGAACTTCGGCAACAACGACGGCAGCGCGGACGCGTTCGCCTCCGTCAACGCGGTCGGCAACGTCGTCAAGAACGTGCCGGTCCGCGCCCCCTACATGCAGATCACCTGGACGATCGGCGGCACCAGCCCCTCGTTCACCTTCGCGGTGCTCGACGCCACGTCGAACGCCATCTGACCAGGAAGGACAGTCGACATGCGACTGGAGAACTACGCCGCCGGTCTCGTCGAGGAGCTGGCCGGCTACGAGCGGGCGGGCATGAAGGACCGCGCCAAGGACGTCCGGGCCGAGCTGGACCGGATCTCCCCGGACCTGCCTCGCGCGCTGGCGGTCGCCGAGACCGACTTCGTCTCGGGCATCAAGCTGTACGACGTCAAGGACCCGGAGCAGGTCCGGGCGGTGTTCGAGGCCCAGCCGGAGGTGCAGCGGCTGCGCCGGCTCGAGAACGACCTGACCGACCTCGGCTACTACGGCGCGAGCCGCAAGCGCACCACCCGGGCACCGGGCGCGCCCGAGACGGTCGTCCCGCCGGCGCCGGTGGCCTGACGCGGTGGCCGGCGCAGCAGTCACCACCGACAACCCGCTGCGCCGGCACCTGCGGCATGTGCGTAGCCAACACCAGGCCCACTGGCACGTCACCACCCGCCGGCACATCGCCGGCGGCCGCCGGTCCGGGCACCACGGCGGCCACTCGCACCACCACGCCCACGGCCGCCACAGCCACGCCCACCACCACGCACGGGCCGGCCAGGTCACCCACGCCCGGCACGTGCGGCACGCCGCCAAGGGCAACCACCTGCGCCGCCAGCAGCACGTGCGGCACGTGTCCCACCACACCGGACACCGCACCGCTGCCCGCGCCGGCCACCGCACCCACCGGCCCGGGGTGCACCACCATCACGTCGGCTCGCACAAGCCCCGCCGCAAGGGCCTGCACCGGCCCTTGACCCACCGCCGGCGACACGTCGCCGGCCACCGCGTCGTGCACCGCCGGCACGGTCTGCACCACCCGCACAAGGGCGTCAAGGGCCACCACAAGCGCATCGGCGCGACGCACCGCGCCCACCACACCGGCCGCCGGCGCGCACGCCGCTACGGCCACTAGAACCGGCAAGGGGGCGACGTGGCGTACATCTTCTTCCAGGGGCAGGACGTGCCGCTGGCCGCGAGCGTGGTCAACGACTCCGGCACGCCGGCGAATGCCACCACCGTGACGCTGACGGTGACCAATCCGGACGGCACCACCCAGACGCCGGCGGTCAGCAACCAGGGCACCGGCTCGTACACCGCGGTGGTGCCGGCCGTGGCGCAGACCGGCGTCTACCTCTATCGGTGGACCGCGACCGGGTCGGGGTTCTCCTGGGCCAGCGAGGGCCAGTTCCAGACGCGCGCCTCGGCGATCGAACTGATGGTCGACCTGCCCTCGGTCAAGGCGCACCTGAACATGCCGCTGAACGACACCAGCCAGGACGACGAGCTGCAGGGGTTCATCCTCGCGGCCGAGCCGATCGTCGAGGACCTCGTCGGCACCGTGATGCCCAAGACCTATGTCGAGTACTTCAACGGCGCGAGCGAAACCGTGGTGCTCTCACATCAGCCGGTCATCTCGATCCAGTCTGTGTACGAGTACTACGGCCTGTCCGCGTTCCTGCTCACCGAGCAACCCTTGGGCGCGCAGATGAACGCGTTCGCGTTCACGGTGGACTACACCACCGGGCAGCTGCTGCGCAGAACGTTCGGCGGCCAGGCCGCGCGGTTCGCGATCGGCGACAAAAACATCAAGGTGTCCTACACCGCCGGCCTGACCACCGTGGCGTACAACATCCGGCTGGGCACGCTGGAACTGCTCCGCCACTGGTGGCAGCTCACCCAGCAGGGACGCCGGCCTACCCGCGGCGGCGGCGACGGCGGCGACGGACACGTGCCGACCGGGTTCGCCGTCCCCGACCGGGTGGTCGAGCTGCTGCAGCCGCAACGCCGGCCGCCGGGGGTGGCCTGATGCCGGTGATCCCGCCCAGCAGCGTCAAGGCCGTCCGGCCGGCGCTGTTCACCCAGCTGCAGACCACCATCACCGGCACGGACCTGTTGGTGTCACTGGGAAAACCGGGCACCTACAACCCGTCGGACATCGTGTGGGTCGGCAACGCCCACCGCACGACCAAGCCCAGCCACATGGTCGGCTCGGGCGGCGCCGGCTGGCTCGACGAGTCCTACCAGATCCAGGTGACCGTCGAGGTGTTCCGCGGCGGCGACGAGGAACTGGTCGTGTGGAACCGCACCTGCGACCTGGTCGACGCGGTCGAGGCCGCCGTGCGTACCGATCCGTCGATCGGCGGGCTGGTGCTGTGGTCCTACCCGCAACAGGCCTCGTACGACTCCGACTGGGAGCCCGAGGGCAAAGGCCGCCTCGCGGTGGCCGAGCTGCTCATCCACTTCGAGGCGATCCAGTAAAGGGGGGCCACGTGCTGAAACGGTTGCAGAACAGGCTGTTCGAGGCGATCGTCGCGTTCGACATCAGCCCGCTGCACATCTACGGGCTGATCGTGCTCGGCGTGTGCCTGCTGACGTTCACCCAGAACACCAGCTTCGAGTTGGTCGGCGGGAACTACACCAACCTGATCTCGGCGCTGGTGTCCACGCTGGTGCTGCGGGAGGCACGCGCCCAGCACCGCGACCTGACCCGCCGGCACCGCTGGCTGTCCCAGGACGTGCAGGCGCTGCACGACCACCTCGGCATCACCACCGACCCCCAGGAGCGTCCCTGATGCGTCTGCGCTACCTCGGCGACCCCGGCCGCCACTACCCCGATCTGGGCCTGCTGGCCTACCCCGACGACGTCCGCGAGCTCGCCGACGATCCGGGCGACGGCCGGTGGGTCGAGGTCGACCCGGACACCCCGCTGACCGAACGCCTCGCCTGCGAACCGGCCACCGCGCCCGTCGACGAGCACCAGGCCGACGCGCAACTCGTCGACAAGGGCCAGGCGCCCGCCGGCAGCGTGGTCGAGCCGGCCGGCGCGGCCGGCGCGGCGCAGGCCGGCGTCGTCGACGGACAGTCCACCTCGGAGCAGGCGAACACCCGTGGTGCGCGCCGCAGCGGCAAGGAGACCACCTGATGCCCTACCCCCCGTTGTTCACCAAGGTCGGCATCGTCAAGGAGACGACCTACGGCACCGGCGGCACCGCCACGAGCTTCGTCGCGCTCAACGGCGAGCCCAAGCCCAAGCCCAACCTCAAGATGTTGGAGGACAAGAGCTGGCGCGGGTGGATGGGTGAAGACCAGGACTTCATCCCCGGCCCCTATGACACCTCGATCGACTGGGACGGCAACGCCTACCCGGACATCGTGGGGTTCCCGATCGTAGGCGTGCTCGGCGACGTCTCCTACTCCGGCTCGACGATCGCCCCGACCGGCACGGTCGGCACCGGCGGCTCGGCGGTCGGCGCGACCTCGATCCCCAGCTCGGTGTCCATCCCGGCCAGCACCCTGATTCAGATCGACACCGGTCTGCTCTCGGAGGTCGTGACCACCTCGGGCGCGCCGACCGGCGCCGGCCCCTTCACCATCCCGGTTCCGGCGCTGAAGTACGCGCACCTGGCGGGCGTCCCGATCACCGCGATCAACACCGCCGGCCCGTTCACCACGGTGGCCTCGGTGCTCAACTCCGGCACCGGGCAGCCCCCGTCGTACGCGATCACCGACGCCTACGGTCCGGCGGCCCGCCAGTACCCCGGGATCATCTTCACCGAGTTCGGGCTCAAGGCCGAAGCCGCCGGGCTGCTCACATATTCGGCCAAGTGCATGGGACTGCCCGAGACCGTGGTGTCCGCGCCGACGGCGTCCTACTCGGCCGAGCGGGCGATCGCCGCCTACAGCGGCGCGGTCACCCTCGGCGGAGTCTCGACCAACATCGTCGAGTCGATGGAACTGACGGTCAAGCGGGAGGCCGAGGGCATCCAGGCCGTCGACGGCACCCAGGCGCCGCGGCAGATCTGGGGCGGCATGGTGTCGACGGACGGCAAGATGACGATCACGGTCGAGGATGAGGTCCAGTACCTGAACTTCATCAACAACTCGCAGCCCTCCCTCGACCTGAACTACGCGTTCGGCACTGGTGTCAACGCCCGGCAGGTCAAGTTCCACCTGAGCAAGGCCGCCTACACCGCGGTGGCGATCGCCCGCGGCAAGAAGTGGGTGCAGCTGGACGTCACGTTCAAGGGCCGGTTCAACACCACAGACGTCGGGCCGTCCGGCGGGGCGTCGCCGATCGCGGTCACGCTGCAGAACGCCATCACCCCCGGCACCTACAAGTAGGGCCGGTTTCCTCTACACAGCAAGGAATAACCCCGTGAGCAAGACCACTGTGGACCTGGGCAAGCACGGCACGGCGACGTTGCGCGACCCGGAGGACGTGCCGGAGAAGCTGCGCCGGCGCGTGCAGCGAGCCAACCTCGCCTCGCAGATCTTCGTCGAGGAGCTCCGCACACGCGGCGACATCCCCGCCGACATCGATCTGTCCGACGTCGACGAGCAGACGACCCGCACCATCGGGCGGATCGTCATGACCGAGCACCCCGAGTACATGGAGCAGCAGCAGGATGCGGTCATCCTGGCGCTGGTCGAGGACTGGCCGTTCGAGTACCCCAAGACCGCCGAGGGCCTGGCGGAGATCCCCGGGACGGCCTACGACAAGCTGCTGGCCGCGTGCAAGGCCCTGGAGCCGCTGCTGAGCCCCAACCTCACGGCGCCGACGCCGCCGGAGGCGGGGAACACCCCTTTCGACAGCTGAGCCGGCTCCGGCTGCACCTGATCGAGGGTCGTTCGTATCCGGAGTGCCTGCTGCCCATGGAGCCCTGGCGGATCTATCGGCTGTGCCGGATGTTCGGCCGGTTCCCGCGGCCGGGCAGCCTCGATGACCAACCGGCGGGGCTCAACGACTGGCTGCTGGCCATCGACGACATCTACCGCGAGCTGGACGCGCGCCGGGAACGGGCGCGCTATCCGGCCTGACCACACGAGAACGGGGGGTGTGTGGTGATCGGCATCTCGACGGTGATCAGCGGGGCCGAGGACGCGATCAAGGAGTTCAACGCGATCCCGCTGCGCGCGAACCGGGCGGTGGCCTCGGCCATCCGCACGGTCGAGCGGAAGATCGTGGCCAAGGTCCGCGCCAACATGGGCGGCAAGCCGCGGTGGAACCACCGTGGCCGTTCCCGGGTCTACGCCACCCCGGTCAATCTCGGCGGTCCCGAGCACAGCCCGCGTGGCGGCGGACCCGGGGTGTTCACCGGCCGCCTCCGCAAGGGTGTGGGCGGCAGCAGGCCGGTGACCCTCGGCAACACCACCACCGCGTGGGTGGGTGTCGGCGGTTCCCGGCTGAACGAGAACAATCTCAAGAAGGGGCGTCTCGAACAGCGCTACCCGTACTTTGAGCCCGGCGTGAAGGCGGCCGAGGACGGTCTGGTCGGCATCTACGAGTCGGCGCTGGACGCCGCGCTCAAGCGCCGTGGTGGCCTGTAGTGGGCATCGAGAAGGTCGGCGTCGAGGTCACCGGCGTCATCGGTGGCCTCGCGACGGCGATGCAGGGCGCCATCGGCTGGATCAAGAAGGTCGAGAAGGCGAACACCGACGGTGCCAGCTCGGCGCAGAAGGCCGCCGCGGTCGGCGGGGCGGCGCTCGCGGTGGTCGGCGGCGCCGCGGTCGCCGCCGGCGTCAAGTTCGTCGGCATGGCCGCCGATTTCGAGTCCTCCCAGACTCGGCTCGCGACCTCGGCCGGCGAGTCGAAGGACAACCTGCAGATGGTCGGCGACGGCGTGCTCAAGCTCGCCGGCGACGTCGGTGACAGCACCAAGGAGCTGGAAGCCGGCATGTACACCGTGGAATCCGCCGGGTTCCACGGCAAGGCCGGCCTGGACGTGCTGAAGTCGGCCGCCGAGGGCGCGAAGGCGGAGAACGCCGACTTGGCGACGGTCGCCAACGCGGTCACCTCGGGCCTGAACGCCTACGGCGTGCAGGCCGACCAGGCCGGCCGCAAGTCGGTCGAGATGACCAACCAAATGATCGCCGCGGTCGGCGCCGGCAAGATGACCATGGAAGATCTCTCGGGCAGCCTCTCGGCGGTGCTGCCCACCGCGGCCGCCGCGAAGCTGAGCTTCGATCAGGTCGGCGGCGCGATCGCCACCATGACCGCGCAGGGCATGTCCGCCCAGCAGTCCGCCCAGGACCTGAACAACACTATCGGCGCGCTGCAGGCCCCCAACCAACAGGCGATCAAGGAAATGGCCCAGCTGGGCCTCAACTCCAACGACGTCGCGCAGAACCTCGGCAAGAACGGCCTGACCGGCACGCTGGAGATGCTGACCAAGGCGATCACTGACCATATGGGCCCGTCGGGTCAGGTCTTGATGAACGCGTTCAACCAGAGCAAGGCGGCGGCCGCCGACGCCCAGGCGATGATCGACAAGATGCCGAAGTCGCTGCAGGGGTTGGCAAAGCAGTTCGCCGACGGCCAGATCAGCGTCAACGACTGGCGCAAGGCGCTCAAGGGATTGCCGGTCGACCAGGCCGCGCTCGCGTCGCAGTTCGCCACCACCGAGACCAACGCCAAGGCGTTCAACCAGCAGCTCCGATCGGGCAGCCCTGAGGCCCAGACCTACAACGCCGCGCTGGAGAAGATGCTCGGCGGCAGCACCGGGTTGACGACCGCGCTGATGCTGACCGGCGACCACATGGCCACGTTCCAGCAGAACGTCAAGACCGTCGGCGACGCGGCCAAGGGCGCAGGCTCGGACGTCAACGGATGGGACGAGATCCAGGGCACGCTCAATCAGAAACTGAGCCAGGCCAACGGATCCATGGAGGCCCTAGGTATCTCGATCGGACAGAAGCTGCTGCCGGTCGCCTCGCAGGCGGTCGGCATGTTCGCCGACGTCGCCAAGTGGCTCTCGCAGCACTCGACCACCGCGCTGGTGCTGGCCGGCGTGATCGGCGGCGTGCTGGTCACCGCCATCAGCCTGTGGACGTTGAGCACCCTCAAGGGATTCGCCACCAGCCAGGCGGCGATGGCCCGCGACATCGTGCAGGGCACGATCTGGCTGGGCCAGAAGATCGCCCAGTATTCCGGTGCCGCCGCCGCGGCCACCACGCAGGCCGCCGGCGCCGCCGGCCGGTGGATCTACTGGAACGGCGTGATCCTGGCCGACCAGATCAGCAGCGGCGTGCGGTGGCTGGCGGCCAGGGCGGCCGCCAGCGCGGCTGCTGCCGCCGGCGCGGTCACCTCCGCGGCAAAGGCCGCCGCGGCGTGGGCGGCCGGCAACGCTGCGATCGTGGCCGACCAGCTCGCCTCGGGCGCGCGGTGGCTGGCCGCCCGCATCGCGACCTACGCCGCGGCGGCCGGCAGTGCCGTCGTGTCGGCCGCGACGACCGCGGCCGCGTGGATCGCGGCCAACGCGGCGATGCTGCTTGCCACCGGCGGCATCGTGCTTGCGGTCGGGCTGCTCGTCGCCGCCGGCGTGTGGCTGTACAACCACTGGGACCAGGTCTGGTCCGGGATCCAGGAGGTCGCCGGCACGGTCTGGAACTGGCTGGACTCCAACGTGTTCCAGCCGATCGGCGCGGCGTTCCGGTGGCTGTATGAGACCTTCGTCAAGCCCTACATCGACCTGTGGATCCTGCAGTTCCGGCTCGTGCAGACCGTCGCGATGTGGTTGTACGACAACGGGATCAAGCCGGCCCTCGACGGAATCGGCGCGGCGTTCTCGTGGCTGGGCGACCACGTGATCGGCCCGTTCCGCGACATGTTCGAGGCCCAGATCCACGCGGTCGGCGCCGCGCTGCAGTGGGTCTACGACAACATCATCCGCCCGGTCGCGGACGCCATCGGCAATGTGATCGGCGGCATCATGTCGGCGATCCACGGCGTGGCCAACGCCGCGAGCGGCATCGGCAACGCCGTCGGCAGCGTGGGACACATGCTCGGGTTCGCCGAGGGCGGCTGGGTTCCCGGCTCGCCGGGGCAGGCGCAGCTGGCGGTCGTGCACGGCGGCGAGTACGTGCTCTCGCGCGACATGATCGCCGGCCGCGTCGCCCCCTCGGCGGATCTGCAGCTGGCCACCGAGCTGGCCGACGGCGCGGCCGCCGGCGGCCGGACGATCAGCGCCGGCGGCGGGGCCGGCGCGGGCGGCGTGACGATCGTCTACGCGCCGCAGGTGCAGGGCTCGCTGATCGCGGAGCGGCAGCTGTTCGCCGACTTCCAGACATGGGTGCTGACCTACTTCCAGCGCAACAGCACCAACGGGTTGAGCGGGGGGTTGGCCTGATGGGCGTGCTGCCGAACCCGAACTGGCCGGTGGTGTCGGTGGAAGTCGACTGCACCCAGGGGCCGCCGAACCTGGTCGGGGCGAGCCGGATGTCGCTGATGGCCCCGAACCGGCAGATGGTCGTCGACGAGATCACCATCAAGCGCGGGCGGCAGTTCGAGCTGAACACCATGGAGGCCGGAACCGCCACGGTCTCGGTGATCGACCCGCTGGAGATGATCAACCCGGCCAACACGGCGAGCCCGTTCAACACCGGCGGGAACACGATCGACTCCTACCGGTGCATCGGCATTTACGCGTACTGGCCGTTGACCGGGAACCTCTACAACAGCACGGTGTTCGCCAACTACGACTCGTCGTTCGAGTCGCAGGTCGGCAGCTTCACCGCCGGCGGCGGCACCACGCTGGCGCTGAGCACGGCGCAGGCCTGGGTCGGCACGCACAGCCTGCTGGTCACCCAGGGCTCGGCCAGCTCGGGCGCCTGGCCCACGGTGCCGTTGGACACCGTGCCGGGCATGGTGCACACCATCGGCGTGCAGGTCTACCTGACCGGCACCGCCACCGTGCAGCTGCGCGTCCCCGACCAGTCCGGCGCGACCATGACCTCGGCGACCGCGAGCACCCCGGGCGTGTGGACCCGGCTGACGGTCACGTTCACCGCGGCCGACTGCATCACCACGCTGACCGTCGCCGGCGCGGTCGCCACCACCCCGACCTACTACCTCGACGGCGTGCAGTACGAGTTCGGCGCGACCGCCAGCGCCTACACCGCCAGCGGGCCGCGCCGCTACCGGCTGTTCTCCGGCTACGTCGAGCAGTGGCCACAGGACTGGGACAAGGGCGGCCAGCGCGGCATCCGCAAGATCGAATGCGTCGACGCGCTCGCGATCCTGTCCCGCACCCCCATCGTGCAGTCGTACGCGGCCACCGTCGCCGGCGACAGCCCGCTGGTGTCGATCCCGTTCGACAACACCGCGTCGATGACCACCGCCGACGTCGGCACCGGCATGACCGGCGCCATCCCGGTGGAGCTGCCCAACTCGTCCAATGGCAGCCTGCAGTGGGGCAGCGACACCAACCTCGACGGCACCAAGGCGCTGACGCTCAACCAGCGCAACGCCGCCACTCCGCCCGCCGGCGGTGGCGTGGTCACCGGCAACCAGACGCTGTTCGAAATCACGAACCGGCCGATCTCCCTGTCGACCACCGGCGCGACCGTCGAGATCTGGGCCCGCAACTCCAGTGGTGTCAACAACTTCATGGGGCTGACCGAGGCCATCGACCCGATCGCCGGCACCGTCAGCGGGTCCTACCTCGACATCGAGACCAACGCCGGAAAACTCCAGTTCCACGTCGTGGACCCGGCATCCTCGACGAACGCGCTGATCAACATCAGCAACGTCACCGGCCTGGTGTCAGGCTACCCGGACGGCCAATGGCACTACTACGCCCTGACCTTCTACGCCAACGGCACCGGCCTTGCGCTCACGGTGGACGGCACCGAGGCTGACTTCGGCATCTCAATGGGCGTGCGGCAGATCGGCTACCTGTTCGCCTTCTTCACGGCGTTCACGGGCTACGGCGACCCGCAGTCACAGGTCTCGGTGTCCCGCATGGCCGTCTACACCCGCGACATCAGCTCAGGCAACCGGAACAACCACTACCAGCGTGGCATCGGCTACGCCGGCGAGATCTCCGGCGCGCGCGTGTTCCGCTTACTCACAGCGAACTGGTCGGCCGCCAACTGGCAGAACTCCGGCAACGGCTACCTGGCGCTGGCCAACGACTTCTCCTACAACGGCCGGTACATGTTGGACGTGATCCAGGAGATCACCGACACCGAGAACGGCCAGTTCTACGCGACCGGCAACGGCCTGCCCACCTGGGAGGACCGCACCGCCCGCTACAAGAGCCAAACGCCGCTGTATGTGTTCGGCGAGCACGCCGACTCCGGGGAGATTCCGTACGTGCCGCTCACCTACGGGTTCGACCCGAATTACACCTACTCGGGCGCCACGCTGTCCCGGCCCGACTCGACGACACCGCTGGTCTACCCGAACCCGCCGGTGGTGAATCCGCCCTACGGGCAACGGATCGTGCAGAAGACGGTCCAGTGCACCAACGACTTCGATTTGCAGCAGGCCGCGATGTTCTACACCACGCGGTACGGCAAGACCAAGCTGCGCGTGAAAACCCTGTCGGTCACGCCGTCGGCGCTGAATCCGGTGACGCGGCCCAACGCGTGGCCAGCGGTGCTCGGCGCGGAGATCTCCCAGCGGCACACGGTCACCCGTCGCACCAGCGCTGGCGTGACCATGACCGGCGACCACTACATCGAGTCGCTGAACCACAAGATCAGCGCGAAGTCGTTGACGTGGCAGACGGATTTCGAGATGAGCCCGGTTTTCGTTCCCCGCGCGTGGGTTCTGGGTGACGCGACATACGGAGCGTTGGGGTCCAACGCGATCATCTACTAGGAGCAACGCATGGTCGCGATGACCGCCCTGACGTCCTTTGTGGATGGCAACATCCCGCATCAGGGAGACCTGAACAACTACGGCACCAACATCGACGCCCTGTGTCAGCTGACCACCGGCAAGACCGCCGCCTCGGGCGTGTCGTCCAAGCCGTTGGTCAAGGTGGCGCTCAACGCCAACCAGTCGATCGCCGGAAACACCCTCACCATCCCGAGCTGGAACGCCGCGAGCGCGAACACGGACAACATGTGGGTGGTGTCCAATCCGACGTTCCTCACGGTCCGCACGGCCGGCTGGTACGCGATTTTGCTGCAGACCAGCTGGGCCAGCGGAACACTGACCGAACGCAACCTCGGCATCATGATCAACGGCACCACCGAGAACACCAACAGCGTCGCCAAGAACGACTACTTTGGCTCGCCCGCAGACAACATCTATTTGCAGGTCACCGCCTACGAACACCTCGCCGTGGGCGCGACGATCTACGGCTACGTCTATCAGACGTCCGGCGGCAGCCTGAACCTATTGTCCGCCGCCCCCGCGGGGACCTACCTCAGCGCCCGCTGGGACGCCCCGTACTAACGCCTCACGTGGTCCGCGGTCGACCAGAACGCGCGGACCCCTCGCTTGTTCCCACGCTGACGGCCACACGGCCCCGACCTCGAGAGGCCGACATGGCTGACACGCACCCGGTGGTGCACGCCCACGACCAGGCGACCACACGCCACTACCTCATGCACTACCCCGCGCACCCGCCCCGGGAGGGCGACCCGCACTACCGCGACTTCGACGAGTTTCGCCGCCGCACCAAGGCGACCGCGCAGTGCGCGTTCGCCGTCGAAACCGGCGACACCTCGGAGTGCCGTGGGGGCCTGGAGCTGCACCACACCCACGTCGAGTTCTCGCTGCAACAGGGCGTGGATCTGGCGCGGTTGGAGCACCTGTATCCGGGCATCGGCAACCCGGACGAGGTCGGGGCATGGATCGAGACCGCGGCCAATCTCGTGTGGCTGTGCGCTTTTCATCATCGCGGGCACGGCGGGGTGCACACCGCCGCCGCGGCCGACTACGAGGCGAGCAAGTGGGTTCGGGGGTTGATCACGTGAGCGCAGAGTTCGGCGTCGAGCACGCATTCGGCCGGGTCGAGGCCAAATTGGACGCCATCGCCAACCAGGTCGGCGGCCATGGCGAGACGCTCGCCAAGCACGACGTGCGGATCGGGCAGACCGAGGCCGACATCCGCGGCATCAAGGCCGGCCTGGTCGGCGAGCAGGGACACCAGCGCAACGGCCGACAGATGCTCATGGCCTCGCTCGCCTCCGCCGGCGCCGGCTCGTTCCTGACCTGGCTGATCACCGCGCTGACCACCCATCACTGAGGAGGCCCGCTGTGCGCACGATGTACGACTCGGTCAACGCCGCGGCGATCCCCGCCAACGCCGGCCTGGTCGCCGGCTACGTCGACGGCCGCTACGCCTGGCCTGCGGCGGACTGGGCCCGGTTCCCGCACGCCGTGCATGTGCCGATCGCAGTGTTCGCCACCACGAACGCCGGCGTGGTGCTGGACTGCGAGACCGGCGACGCCACACCGGCCCAGTGCCCTGGCTGGGTGCGGATGCGCCGCGCCGCCGGCGTCGACCCCACCGTCTACTGCTCGTATTCGGCCTGGTCGACCGTGCGCGCCGCGTTCGCCGCCGCCGGCGAGCCGGCGCCGCACTACTGGATCGCCGGCTACCCCGACCCCGTCGACGCCGACGGCAACCCGGTCATCCCGGCCGGCGCGGTCGCCCACCAATGGATCGACCGCGGCCCCTACGACGAGTCGATCGTCGCCGAGTACTGGCCGGGCGTCGACCCCAACACCCCGGCTCCCATCGAGGAGGAGAACATCATGGGCAACTGGATGCGCTACGTCGACGCGAAAGGCAACGAGGCGTCCGGGCTGCTGCTGGAGTCCGGCGACTTCATCGGCCTGCCACTGCCGAAGACCGTCCGCGACGCGGAGAGCTACTCCAACCTGACCGACGGCACGGACGACGCCGGCGCGCAGGGGCGGTGGCAGGACCTCGTCACCAGGTTCGACCGCGACGCCAAGAAGCTGGCCGCAACGGTCACCGTCGAGGTGAACGGACAGCCGGCCCAGGCCACGCTCAACCCGAGCACCGGCCACTACGAACTCCAGCTGGTGCCGGACGCGCCGGCCACCACGAACTGAGAGGCCTGACCAATGTCCGACAAGCTCACCGCGTGGATCCGCAACGTCGTGCCGGCGGCGTGGTCGGCGCTGATCGCCTACCTGATCACGCTCATCCCCGCCGCGCACGACCTCGCCGCACCGCTGTCCGGTCTGGGCGCTCTGGTGCTGGTGCCGCTCGTGCTCGCCGTCTACAAGGCCGTCGTGCAGCGCATCGAGACGCTGCTGCCCACGTGGCTGACGCGCCTGCTGACCGGCTCGACGCAGACCCCGACCTACCCGCGCACGATCCCGGTCGCGATCGTGCCGCCGCCAGCGAGCACGCCGCCGGCCGGCGCTTCCAGCTGACCACTTCCAGCGCACAGCACAAGGCCCCCGTGCTCCACAGTGGAGCGCGGGGGCCTTGCGGCATGTTCGCTCACTTCGCCGCCACGTGCATCGTGATGGTGGTGTTCGCGGCTACGGCTGTGCCTGCTGGTGGGTTGACGCTCGTGACGACCCACTGCCCTGCCTGGTTGGCCGGGTCGTTCATGACGTCGTGTCCGTCCGGCGCGATGGCGGACACCGTAAAGCACATCAGCGCGTTGCTGGCATCGCTCAGGTTGGCGCCGACCAGCCCGGCCGGTACGGGCTGTGGCCACTTCAAGCCCGTGCAGCCGCTGGGCGGCAGCGACGGCCCGACGGGGACCGTTGTGAGCAACACCGAGGGCGTCGAAGGTGTTGTCCCAAGCGACGAGTGCAGCTGGCTTTGGTAGCTGACGATGGCGTCAGTGCAGCTCACCTTCGTTGCCGTACCGAGCTGCTGCAGGAGTCCGCGCATGAATGCCAGGTTTGTCGTCTGTGCCCCGGACTTGTTGAGCACGGTCACAGCGGTGCTGATCGAGAATGCGATTGCTTGGCCATCTGCGCAATGCGAGGTGATCTGGCCGTACAGCGTCGAGTACGTGGATTGGTCTGACGCTGGGGCCCGGTCGGCATCCCGCAACCCCGTGGCGTCGGTGGCGGCGGTAGATGGTGGGCTGGTCGTGGTGGAGCTCATCGCCGCGGTTGTGCTTGCCGACGGCACCCCGCAGGCCGCCAGGGCGCCAACGACCGCCAGACCAGCCACTACCCGCAACACGCGGATCATGTGCTCTTTCTCCCCTCTCATGGACAGTCGCCGTAGGTCGCGGCCATAGCCACCTGCGTTACAAACACCTGGCCCCGTGCTCTCCCCTCCGGGAGCGCGGGGCCATTCGGCGTGTCCCGGGGTCAGTCGGCGACGGCGGCCGGTAGCGACAGCCAGTCCTGCATCCGGGCGATCAGCGGCGCGTCCGGCACGCCGATCGTCACCACGGTGGCCGAGATGGTGTCGCCGTGGCCCAGCGCCTCGGCCAGGCTCACACGAACCGCCTCGTCATTCGGGTTGTTGCCGATGGCCTCGGCTGGGTACGCCTCGAACAGCTGGGGCGCCGGGGAATCCCGCCGGATCACGACAATCGCGATCATCTTCACTGTGTGCTCCTGCTACTTGTCGGGGGCTTCCCTCGTCGCCGGTGGGCCGGTGGGGGGTCGATCCCGCCGCACTGGCAACGGAGATCATGGGTCAGCACACCCATGTCATCCGTCCTTCCCTGGCAGCATCTCGGGCGGTATCAGGCCGAGCCGTAGGGCGATCAGGTCCGTCACGTTGCGCACGAGCTGCTCGCCCTCGGCCTGCTCGATCTTGCTGAGGTAGGCGTGGGCGCCGTCGACGTCGCCGAGGGACACCATCACCTGGACGATGTCCGCGTGGTAGATGCAGCGTGCGCCGGCGGCGATCTGTTCGGGCGTACGTCCGGTCACGGCGCACCTGCCGGCTGGTCCACGGCGGCGGCGAGGTCGGGTCCGCTCGCCGCCGCCGTGAGTTGGGTGTCCGCCCCGACGCTGGGGGGCACGGATGACAGTGCGTCGTCGGGGCGGACGTAGATCCCGCCAGCGCGCGCACCGGGGATGACGCGCGCCGGCGGAGCTGAGACCCCGGCCAGCATCCGGCGGGTGCCGGGGGTGGCGCCGGCCAGGGCTCCCGCAACCACACGAGGCGTTGCGAGCCTGCGACGGGAGATGGTGGACCCCCATGCCGTCGGGCACAGGCGGGACTCACCTGTCAGCCGGAGAACGCACTCCTGTACCCGCTCGGACCAGTACAGCCGCTTGAAAGCGAGCCATACCGGCCGGGCAAGAAACGGCGCAACGAGGATGGCCACGCCAAGGATCGGGTGGTCCAC